TGTAGGTAGTGATATGCAATAATAGATACAATTACTATGCATACGACAAATACATCAAATGCGTTCTCCTGTAATGATTGTAGCCAGAAATTCATATTTATAACTCCTTTTTGTTAGTTGATATCCATTCATTGTATGGATCAAAGTCATCTATTATATGATCTATTGGGTATAGATCTTGTTGTATATGCTTATCCGAGCAATAGTATTCCTTTAAATAGAACTTTAATTCTTCAAATGAATCAGAATTCTCTAAGATATTGCTAGTTACTTGGTCTAGTATTGTTTCTAATGATTGTTGATACTCATCAGAATTAATATCAATTAGTTTCATTTTTTCTCCTTTGATTCTGGGTATTTTATATCCCAACATTTTTCTACAAGTACATCTATTCTTTCTTGATATCTTTGATCTGATCGATACATATCATCCTGTAGTGATCTTAGTTCATTTATAACTAAGTCAATTATTTCTACATTATCATCAAAGACTTTTCTTTTCATAGTGCGTTTATATATAACTTTTTTTAAAGCTAATGCAGGCATATGAAGAATTTTTGATACTCTAAGTAAATTTTCACCTCTTAGGTTTTCGGGTCGAGAATTCACATTTTCCCATCTTTCAATAGTTTTTTTACTTAGACCACTAAGTTCTGCCAACTCTGCTTGTGTTAATCCTTTTTCTTTTCTTAATTGTTTAAATGTTTTCATTTTACTTTTTCTCCTAAAACGTCAGCAGGGAAGGTCAAGAACATCATGGATTCTTTACTGTCCCCTGCATCGGTTTTCTTAAGTTATTTACATTTTGGGCATATTTGTCTTTTCTTTCCGTATATTGGAAAGTCTTTATAATAATGATAGACACTTCTATCTAATGGAACGTTGTTACCTTGCTTGGTCATGTATTTGTCTTTTTCCCAACAATATTTACATTGTTCGCAATATTTTATGGTTTCATCGGTTTTCTTGCCTTCTCCAAGTGCACCATCGTATCCTTTAGTAGTCGGTTCCCCAAACACCCAATCTTCTAGCATTCTCTATTTCCTTGTTTATTTTATCGACTTGAGATTTGATTTTTTCTATGTCTGCATAACAATGGAAAACAATAATACTATCTGCTAAAGGAAGCATATCTTTGATGATAGTAATCCTTTTTGTCAGTTTATCTAATGTTTTGTATATTTCATTAGCATTCATTGTAACTCCTACGTTATGATTATGCTTTAAAAGGGGAAGTGGTCAAGCCAGACCAATAATCTTCCCCTTTTTTAATTATTGTAGTGGCCTAACGCCAACCAGACCACTACATTTATCATCCTCTTCATTATCTTACCTTCTTTTCCTATGGAAAATCCAATGTTCAGACAAAGAGGCTATCCTGTTATCCTCTTAAAGAGCGATAACAAGTCTTGGTATCGTATTGTTACTAAAGCTTCTTTACGATCTTCTTTAAGGATCTGTCCATAAACATCATCACATGGTTTATAGAGGTCTCCAATTTTCTTACGACCTTTTACTTGAAATTTGAACAAATCGTATTTTAAGCTATCACCTATAGTAATTGTCATGTCTACTTCTTCATGCCAGCCTAGTGATCTACCATCAGATCCCCAAGCACGTTTAGATTCAAATCCATAACCTTTTGCAAGGTTTACACATTCTCTTTCGATCCTGTTGCCTTTTTGTTTTGGTGCTTTGCCACTCATTCTTCTTCCTCCGAATGTATTGTTTTAATTTCGTGAAAAGTTGGCAAGCCTAACAATTTCCATATTTCATCTAAGTAATGCTTACCATCACTTGACATTCTTTGTCTGTCAACATATTCTAAATCAGATAGATGCTGTATTAGTTTTTTAGTTTTGTTGGTTGCTATGTTTAATGATATTTTTTTCATGTTATTATAATACCCACCTATTTGATACGTTAAATCCAATAAATAGTCTTAAAGGCAAGAACTCAATAGCAATAGCTACAGCTCCTTTCATGGATTCATCTATTGATAAAGATAATCCAAAGGCATTTAAGATTATTATCTTGTATCCTTTTGTAGGATAGCCATTAGTTTCTCTCAGATGAAACAGTTTCATTGACATTATGTCTAATATTCTTAGTGTTTTCATAAACTTCTTCCTGTTTTTTAAAAATCATGGTTGTGGTTTCTTTTGTATCGTGATCATGAACAAGTACATATGTTCCATGACCCTCTATTTTTTGCACTTCGTTATCTTTAATATGTATTTCTACTACTGGCATGTGGCCTCCTATGGTGTGTACCAAAAGGGCACAAATAAAGGAATCTGTGCCCTCATGATCAACTTCGTTTATCAAATGTGAATGTCTCATAGTCAAATTGTAATGCTATTTCAAACATTGACTCATCTCTAGCTTTTAAAGACGATACTGTTCTTAATTTTGACTTTGGATTTCGTATGATATCAGGATTCTCAAAAGCTAAGTACTGGTCTGACTTTTGTTCTATAGCTGAGTTACCTTTACCACTATGCACATCTAATTTCTGTCCTTCACTCAATCGTGTTGATGAGTATTTTGAAATATGATGTATTGCAATGACTATCACATCTAAATCCATCGCCATGTCTTTTAAAGCATTGGCTATGGTTTCTTGCCTTACAAGGTCATCGTTTCTCACATACTTTGCAGGTATTCTATCAATAGTGTCTACAACAATTATTTTAGCCTCACTGTCTTCTACATAGCTTGGTAATTCTTGTATATCAGGTGATTTACATGTCAATTGTATGTGGTCAATGGATTTTTCCGCCTCGAGCATTAGCTCTGTGTCTTTATTTTTAAAACCCAATGCTATTTCCTTTTTGGTCATACCAAGTCCAGCTTGTACAAATCGTCTATTGATCGTATCCTCGTCAACTTCTAAAGACATAAACAGGCATTTTAAAGTTGGTATTCTCGAAATGAGATACTGTACAAATGCTGTTTTACCTAGTCCTGTATCTCCAATTAAGGTAATAAGTTGACCCGTTGTGAAATAATGTGAATTATTCATGAACGGGAATACATCTTTAAGATCAAAAGAACGTTCTATCCAATCTGTTTGATAGTACTCTGCTAGATTTTCTATCATGCTTTTAGCATTTAAGATATCAGCAGTTTCATCAAGGTCTTTGTAACGATACTTAAAACACTTGCTATCGCAGTAAGGTACAAGAGTAGGATGATTACAACCGTGGTTGTATTCTCTTCTCATTTGGTCTACTACGATACGATTTACTTCTTCCATTGGTAATGGGTTATCCATTTGCTCCATATATGATCGTGCATTGTGTAAACATTGCTGCTTACCCATGCCTAACTTTTTATTCCATATGGCTACCAATGCTTGTAGATGTAAATGACGTTTCTTTTCAACATATCCAGCATTATAGACATGTTGAGCACAAGTGATTATTCTTGTTGTAGATGCATTCGTATCTTCAAATACTTTACGTACTTCATTAGTATTTTTTCTACTAACATCCATTGGCTCAAGACCAATGATCATTTCATGATTCATTTTGGTTGGGTATTTGTTTTCAGGGTCTTTAGAATACTCTAGTATTGAATTGTAGTTCATTGTGTCCAGATATTCCAATGGAATAGGCACTTTGAACGTTTTTGATTTACTATTGTAGCTATATCCTGCTCTTATCAACCTTCTAGAATCATAAATATGATCTATTGCTGTTCCAAAATCACGTTGCATTGTACTACGTACTTGATAGGCTAGGTCTTTACTGACCTTGTCTTTAAATCCGTAGACATTGGCTAGATGTATGTGAAATCCAGTACCAGAAAACCATAGGTTAAAATGTTCTTCTTGAATTCCCATTTCCTGCATGATAGCAATAACGTCTTTGACATTATCAATGGTCATTGTACCTGCAGTTTTTTTATCTGGTGATTTTGCATGGTCTATGTCGATGACAAGCTTATCCACAGATTGTATCCCATTAAATCCAACAACAGTGTTGTTTTGTTTTAAATAGGGTACGATAGTTTCATCGTAGAGATACATACTTCTATACATCTCTTTACCTGAGTTATCGCTTACAGCCTGTGAAAAAGCATTGACATCCATTACCTGATTACGATTACTCACATTACCTATTGCGTATTCTATATACCATGTGTCCATCGTATTCCTTTTTTAAATATCTACGTCTTGAAGTTGTAGTTCAGGTTTCTTTGGTTTGTATTCCTCAGTAGTAGTAGAGGAATCATTATCAGAATCATTATAATTCTTGATGTATCCACCATTTACAGAGTCTGTTACCATTTTCTTCAATGTACCACTAGGTGCACCTGCTGGTGCTACTCTATCAAAGTTATTCCAGTACGGCTTACCTGAATCTTTGAGTTTAGTAGTAGGGTAGGAGCACATCGTGATCTGTCGGCCTATGACATCTCTTAACCATTCATCTGGTATCGAGTAGTCAGGTGAGACCAATACATTCTTTTTGTTTAAAGCAGATTCAAAGAATTCTGCTATTTTAAAAGCACTTCCCCAAGCTTTTCTATCTTCAAGGGGTAGTTCTTTCTTGAAACTACCAAAGATGGTGATTTGATCTTCCCAATCATGTCTTACCTGTACAGTAAGAAAGATATCTGGAACATATTTCATCCAATCTTGTTTTGATTCGTATTGTACATCAACAGATAATATTGTTGCTGTTCTTTCCATTCCGCCTGCCATTATGCAGCCTCCTTTTTGTTTTCTTGTTTAAAACCTTCTTCAAGGTCTTTTAGTTGTATGTATTTTTCCATTACTTCTTCTTGAGTACGGTCTTTCTCTTTTAACCATTTCTCAACACCTGCTTCAATGGTTAGACCAGCTTTGGTCTTAGCACCTTTGAAGTGTACTGAGTTAGATAGTCTTTTTAATTTGACCATATCATTGGTTCTAGTTTTCACTTCACCTTTGGTATTGGCTTTTAATTGACTAAGATGGTCACGATTGTCCATACTATCAGCATCTGCTGTATCATCTATTGCAAATAAACAATTGCAGGCATATTTACGTGCATAGGATGACGTAGCTCCTGTGATCTGGCTATCGTCCATTCCTTTCTTGTTTACAGATTCTCTTGCCCATCCATAAGCTTTTATCTCATTGCCGTCATGGTCTGCAAATACAGCAGTAGCTTTTATATAATTACTACCACCTACTTCAACCATTTCATCTGTTACCACTAGTGTACAACCCGTTTCATTCAAGAATGGTTTTACACCTTCAAAGATGTCTGCTAGGTTTCTATAGTTGTATTTACCAAAGTTGTTTTTGTGACCTTTCTCTACTTTTAATGAGGTTTGGACAATGTTCAACTTTTCATGTATGTTTAGTTCCTTCATGTATTTTCCTTTTGTTTAATGTTGTCTAGATAAAGGAAGCAGTGCCAACCAAAAGAGCTCAGATGCGGAGTAAGGACTCTTTTTTATAGTGTAGTTGTGGACTGACACTGCTATTCTTTATTTATTTAACTAATACCAAACTCCTTTAACGTTCTATCGTGTAAATCGATATGACGTTCTAGTATCTTGTTTGGTGGCGTACTCTTCAAAGACTCTGTACATGCATTGTACAATGACCATACAGATTTATCCATGAACTCGGCATAAGGTGGACTATTCCAATGACGTATAGCATCACTAGCTTGTCTAGCACCTAATGTTTTGTATCCAAATGCACGGCCAATGAAACTAAAAGCATCATCAGTGGTGATCTCGATATCCTTCATGTCTTCAGCATCTTTTACAATGTTTGCAAACTTGTCTTTGCTCTTATAAAGAACACTTACCAGCTTGTCTTGTAGATCTTCAAAGACATTTTTGGTATGTTTTCTCATATAGGTGACTTCACCTGTAAAAGACATGTTATCGCAAACAAAGACAGTACTACCTGCACAAAAGCCATTGGACATGCTCTTGTCGTGACTGCTACGAATGCCTATAGCTTGACCCATTTCTTCGTTGTTTGGGTCTTTGTATTGCAGTAGGCCAAAGAATCGTTGTTCATTCTTACTTACTGCTAGTTTTTGATCTATGAATTCTAAATTCAGTAGATCGTCACAAATACGTCTTGTATTCAT